GCAGATGATGAAAGCCATGACGCATCAGTTACGCCTGGTGCTGAAAAGAAAATGACTGGGAGGGTGTATGAAACACCGTGAAATACGGGCGGCAGTTCTGTCTGCCCTGAAAGAAAATATTTCTGAGAGGGTGAGCTGGTTTGACGGTCGCCCGGTTTTTATTGATGAACAGGAACTGCCTGCTGTTGCTGTTTACCTGACAGATGCGTCTGCTGCTGACGAGTTCGTTGATGAGGGAACCTGGGAGGCGACACTGCATATTGAGGTTTTTCTCAGGGCAAAAGAACCGGACTCGGCACTGGATATGTGGATGGAAGAAAAAATTCTTCCTGCGCTGGAGGCAGTTCCCGGGCTCAGTGCATTACTGCTGAAGATGAATCTTCAGGGGTATGACTACCGCCGGGATGATGAGTTTATGATGTGGGGATCGGCAGATCTCCTGTGGAAAATTACCTACGAGATGTGAGGACGATATGGCAACACCAAATCCCCTTGAGCCGGTAAAAGGTGCCGGTACCACTCTGTGGGTTTACAACGGCAAGGGTGATGCTTATGCAAACCCGTTGTCAGACGATGACTGGCAGCGACTGGCTAAGGTGAAGGATCTGACGCCGGGCGAGATGACGGCAGAACCCTACGATGATAACTACCTGGATGATGAAGACGCGGACTGGACCGCGACCGGGCAGGGGCAGAAGTCTGCAGGAGATACCAGTTTTACGCTGGCCTGGAAACCGGGAGAAGAAGGTCAGAAAGGGCTTATAGGCTGGTTTGAAAGCGGGGATGTGCGGGCCTATAAAATCCGTTTCCCAAATGGCACGGTGGATGTGTTCCGTGGCTGGGTCAGCAGTATCGGTAAGGCCGTGACGGCGAAAGAAGTGATCACCCGCACGGTGAAAGTCACTAACGTGGGCAAACCTTCCGTGGCGGAAGAACGCAGCGAAATTACGCCGGCCACTGCAATTAAGGTGACACCGACATCCGGTACGGTGGCAAAAGGGAAAACAACCACCCTGACTGTTTCTTTTGAGCCGGAAAGTGCAACCGACAAGACGTTCAGAGCGGTTTCCGCCGATCCGTCGAAAGCCACCATTAGTGTGAAAGATATGACAATTACGGTAAACGGCGTGGCGACAGGTAAGGTGCAGATCCCTGTGGTGAGCGGAAATGGTCAGTTCGCCGCAGTGGCTGAAGTCACAGTTACTGAAGCGGGCGCTGCAGGGTAAACGGAGGTCATACATGTTTCTGAAAACAGAACAATTTGAATATAACGGTGTGTCCGTCACGCTTTCCGAATTGTCTGCGCTGCAGCGGTTTGATTATATAAAGTTTGTTTCAGACGCAGAACAACAGGAGACAACGAAGCATGATGTCGTGCACATTAACCAGCGATATCTGGAAACGGCATCCCTGCTTGTGGCGATGTCGCTATGGCATTCCCATTCCCTCAAAGGCACTCTGGCCTCTCCGGAGACAGAGATGCAGCAGATCCGCCGTGAAGTGATGCTGGGATGGCCTGCTGATGCACTGAATCAGGCAACGAACCGGGTGCTTTATCTTTCAGGTATGCTGGATAACCGGCACGATGCCGATCCTGAACCAACCGGGAAAACAGAAGCGACTGAGCCGGTAACATCAAAAAAGCATTCGAAGGCGAGCTGAACTTTGTCCTGAAACTGGCGCGTGAGATGGGGAGAGCCGACTGGCGCGCCATGCTTGCCGGGATGACATCCACCGAATATGCCGACTGGCGACGTTTTTACTGCACGCATTATTTTCAGGATACCCAGCTGGATATGCATTTTTCCGGGCTGATGTACGCCGTACTCAGCCTGTTTTTTTGCGATCCGGATATGCATCCGGCGGATTTCAGCCTGTTCGCTCCGGAGGCAGAGGAAGGACAGGCGGAGACGCCGGACGAAAATGATGTACTGATGCAGAAGGCGGCGGGCCTCGCCGGTGGAGTCCGTTTCGGGGAGGAGGGAAGGAGGTTGTGACAGTTATTGATGGTATCAGAGGACATTTCAGGAGGTGACCACGATGGCAGGTAATTTTGCCGATCTGACAGCCGTGCTGACACTGGATTCTGCCCGTTTTTCTGAAGAGGCAGCGCGGGTAAAAAAAGAGCTGGGTGAAACCAGTGCGCTTGCTGATTTGATGTCCGGGAAAGTCAGTCAGTCTTTCAGAAAACAGGCTGATGCTGCTGAGCAGAGTCTGAGCCGACAGGCGCTGGCTGCACAAAAAGCCGGGATATCAGTCGGACAGTATAAGGCTGCCATGCGCACACTGCCCGCACAGTTCACGGATATTGTCACTCAGCTTGCCGGTGGTCAGAATCCCTTCCTTATCATGCTGCAGCAGGGGGGGCAGATCAGCGATTCATTCGGTGGACCGCTCAGCCTGCTTACCCTGCTGAAGGAGGAACTTCTCGGGATCAGGGATGCCTCTGAATCATCAGAGGAGTCGCTGTCAGATACGGCAAATGCACTGGCTGAAAATGCCCGGAATGCCGGTGAGCTGGGACGATTTATGTCGGTGGCCCGTGTGGCGGCAGGTGGCGGGGTTGCCGTACTGGCCGCGCTTGCTGCCGCCGCCTGGCAGGCAGAGCAGGCTGACCGGGCCTTATTGCGTTCACTGATCCTGACCGGAGGGGCGGCTGCCACCACAACGGCAGAATTGTGGAAAATGGCCGGGGTGATCAGCGATGAAGCCGGTGGTGGTATCAGACAGGCGGCAGAAAATCTGGCCCGTCTGGCAGAAAGCGGGAAATATACCGCCGGGCAGCTACGGATCATGGGGGAAACCTCTCAGAGATGGCTGCAGACGGTGGGGGACGATGCCGGGAAGGTGGAAAAAGCCTTTGAAGGGATTGCAGCAGATCCGGTGAAGGCGCTGGCCTCCCTGAATCAGCAGTATAACTTCCTGAGCGTTTCCCAGTTACGCCATATTGATGAGCTTGAGCGCACGAAAGGTAAACAGGCTGCGGTGACGGAGGCGATGTCCCTGTTTGCGGATGTCATGAATGCACGTCTGGAGCAACTTGATAAAGCGGCCACGCCGGTGGAAAAAATCTGGGACGATGTTAAAACCTGGACTTCTGACGCATGGGCATGGATAGGTGATCATACACTGGGGGCACTCAGTCTGATCACTGACGTGGTGGCCGGAACCGTTGAACAAGTGAAGCTGCTGCTTGTGCAGGGGGATCTGGCGCTGGCTGAATTTATTCAGTCAGCCTGGGAAACGACAAAGAATGTGCCCGGCGTTGGTGCGTTGTTTGGTGAACTGGCAGAAGAGAACCGCGTATTTATTGAGAAAACAAAACGCGATGAACTGGCGCTGAGAAAATCCATTGCGGAACGGGATGCGCGTATACGCCAGGGGGAAATGGGGTACATCAACCGCTCGCGTGCAACAGGCGTCAGCAAAGGTCCTGGGCAGCAGGAAGCCGTCAGCCGTCTGGCTGAAGAGCTGACAGGTAAAAAGCATACATCACCGAAAACGCGCTCTGCCGGGGAGAGGGAAGAGGAGCAGGCAAGAGAGGCTCTGCTTGCCCTTGAAGCTGAGCTCAGGACGCTGGAAAAACACAGAGGTGCGAATGAGAAAATCAGTCGGCAGCGCCGTGATTTATGGAAGGCGGAAAGTCAGTATGCGGTCCTGAAAGAGGCTGCCACGAAACGGCAGTTATCCTGGCAGGAAAAATCCCTGCTGGCCCATGAGAAAGAGACGCTGGAGTACAAACGCCAGCTGGCTGACCTGGGCGACAAGGTTGAACACCAGAAACGCCTGAATGAGCTGGCACAGCAGGCGGTGCGGTTTGAAGAGCAGCAGAGCGCGAAGCAGGCCGCCATCAGCGCAAAAGCCCGCGGTCTCACTGACCGTCAGGCGCAGCGGGAGTCTGAAGCGCAGCGTCTTCGGGACGTGTACGGTGATAATCCGCAGGCGCTGGCCCGGGTCACCGGGGCACTGAAACAGACATGGGCGGATGAAGACATGCTGCGCGGTGACTGGCTGGCCGGGCTGAAGTCCGGCTGGGGGGAGTGGGCGGAAAGTGCGACGGACAGTTTTTCGCAGGTTAAAAGTGCTGCCACGCAGACCTTTGACGGTATTGCACAGAATATGGCGGCGATGCTGACCGGTGCAGAGGCAGACTGGCGGGGATTCACCCGTTCGGTGCTGTCCATGATGACAGAAATCCTGCTTAAACAGGCCATGGTGGGCATTGTCGGGCGTATCGGCAGCGCCATTGGCGGGGTTGTTGGAGGTGGTGTAACGGCTTCCTCGGGGACGGCCATTGAGGCTGCGGCAGCGAACTTCCATTTTGCGACCGGCGGATTTACGGGAACCGGCGGCAAATATGAGCCTGCGGGGATAGTTCACCGCGGGGAGTTTGTTTTCACGAAAGAGGCAACCAGCCGGATAGGTGTGGGGAATCTTTACCGTCTGATGCGCGGCTATGAAGGTGGTTATGTGGGTGGTGCCGGAAGTCCGGCGCAGATGCGGCGGGCGGAAGGTATTAATTTTAATCAGAACAATCACGTGGTGATTCAGAACCAACGGACAGGCGGGGCCGCAGCTGATGAAGGCGGTGTATGACATGGCCCGCAAGGGGGCGCAGGATGAGATTCAGGCGCAGATGCGTGATGGCGGCGTCTTTTCCGGAGGCAGGCGATGAAAACATTTCGCTGGAAAGTGAAGCCGGATATGGAGGTGAACTCGCAGCCATCGGTGCGTGAAGTGCGTTTTGGTGACGGGTATTCGCAGCGTATGGCGGCGGGGCTGAATGCTGACCTGAAAACATACCGTGTGACGCTTTCCGTGACCCGGGAGGAGGCCCGACATCTGGAGGCATTCCTGGCAGAGCACGGTGGCTGGAAGGCGTTTCTGTGGACACCGCCTTATGCCTGGCGGCAGATAAAGGTGACCTGTGCCGCCTGGTCATCACGGGTTCGCATGCTGCGGGTTGAATTCAGCGCGGAGTTTAAGCAGGTGGTGAACTGATGCAGGATATTCACGAAGAAAGTCTGAACGAGTCGGTTAAATCAGAGCAGTCACCGCGGGTGGTGCTCTGGGAAATTGACCTGACGGTGCAGGGCGGTGAGCGGTATTTTTTCTGTAATGAGCTGAATGAAAAAGGGGAGGCGGTCACCTGGCAGGGGCGGCAATATCAGGTATACCCGATTGACGGCAGCGGTTTTGAGATGAACGGGAAGGGCAGCAGTGCCAGACCGTCGCTGACGGTGTCCAATCTGTTTGGTCTGGTCACCGGGATGGCGGAGGACCTGCAGAGCCTGGTGGGGGCCACGGTGGTCCGCCGCCGGGTGTATGCCCGTTTTCTGGATGCGGTGAATTTTGTGGCGGGCAATCCGGAAGCGGACCCGGAGCAGGAGCTGAGCGACCGCTGGGTGGTGGAGCAGATGTCAGAGCTGACGGCCATGACAGCCTCGTTTGTGCTGGCAACACCGACGGAGACGGACGGAGCGCTGTTTCCCGGTCGCATTATGCTGGCGAATACCTGTATGTGGACCTACCGCTCTGATGAGTGTGGTTACACGGGCGGGGCTGTGGCGGATGAGTTCGATAAACCCACCACCGATATCCGTAAGGACAGATGCAGCAAGTGCATGCGCGGGTGTGAGATGCGCGGCATGGTGGCTAATTTTGGCGGTTTCCTTTCCATTAATAAACTTTCGCAGTAAATCCCGGTTTATGACACAGACTGAATCAGCGATTCTGGCGCATGCCCGGCGGTGTGCGCCTGCGGAGTCGTGCGGCTTCGTGGTGAGAACGCCGGAGGGGGAGCGGTATATCCCTTGTGTGAATATCTCTGCAGAGCCGGAGGCGTATTTTCGTATTGCACCGGAAGACTGGCTGTGGGCAGAGATGCAGGGGGAGATTGTGGCACTGGTCCACAGTCATCCCGGTGGTCTGCCCTGGCTGAGCGAGGCCGACCGGCGGCTGCAGATAAAAAGTGCACTGTCCTGGTGGCTGGTCTGCCGGGGGGAAATTCATAAATTCCGCTGTGTACCACATCTGACAGGACGGCGCTTTGAGCACGGGGTGACGGACTGTTACACGCTGTTCCGGGATGCCTGCCATCTGGCGGGAATTGATATGCCGGATTTTGAGCGTGAGGATGACTGGTGGCGCAACGGTCAGAACCTTTACCTGGACAATATGGCGGTCACCGGCTTTTACCGGGTGCCCCTGTCCTCTGCACAGGCGGGCGATATCCTGCTGTGCTGCTTTGGCGCATCGGTGGCCAATCATGCCGCCATTTACTGCGGCAACGGTGAACTGCTTCACCATCTGCCTGAACAACTGAGTAAACGGGAGAGGTATTCTGAAAAATGGCAACGACGAACGCATTCTGTCTGGCGTCACCGCCACTGGTCCGCATCTGCCTTCACGGGGATTTACAACGATTTGGCCGCCGCCTCAGCCTGTATGTGAACACGGCAGCGGAAGCCATCCGTGCCCTGTCGATGCAGATGCCGGGATTCCGCCGTCAGATGAACGAAGGCTGGTACCAGATACGTATTCGCGGTGAGGACACGGCACCGGAGGCGGTGTACGCCCGTCTTCACGAACAGCTGGGTGAGGGAACGGTCATCCACATTGTGCCGCGACTGGCCGGGGCCGGAAAGGGTGGACTGCAGATTGTGCTGGGGGCGGCAGCCATCGTGGGGTCGTTCTTCACGGCCGGGGCATCAATGGCGTTATGGGGTTCAGCCCTGGCAGCCGGTGGTTTTTCTGCCACCACGATGCTGTTTTCACTGGGGGCCAGCATGATTCTGGGTGGTGTGGCCCAGATGCTGGCCCCGAAGGCAAAAACACCGGATTACCGCGCAACGGATAACGGCAGACAGAACACGTACTTTTCCTCGCTGGATAACATGATTGCCCAGGGGAACCCGATGCCGGTGCCTTATGGTGAAATGCTGGTTGGCTCCCGGCGAATCTCCCAGGACATCAGTACCCGTGATGAAGGCGGTGACGGGAAGGTGGTGGTTATCGGGCGGCAGGCATAAAACATAAAAAATCCCGCAGTGCTCACGGACAGGAACTGCGGGAGAGTTACGAAGATTAACTATAGAGAGTTATTCTTATGTCACGACAAAAAACATTAATGCAGAGAAATTATTAGCACCACAGTCAGTTTGTGAAAATGTGAAGATATTCAGAAGTTTTATTCAGTCATGATACAGGCATCCTCCGGGATGCCTGTTGTTTTTGTGCGTAACAGTTATCACAGTAAAGGGGGAGACAATGGGCAAAGGTGGCGGCAAGGCGCACACGCCGGTAGAGGCAAAGGACAATCTTAAGTCCACGCAGATGATGAGCGTGATTGATGCCATTGGTGAAGGGCCGATTGAAGGTCCGGTGAAGGGGCTGCAGAGTATCCTGGTGAACAAAACCCCGCTGACGGACACGGACGGTAATCCTGTGATACATGGTGTGACAGCGGTCTGGCGCGCCGGGGAGCAGGAGCAGACACCACCTGAAGGCTTTGAGTCCTCCGGGGCGGAAACCGCACTGGGCGTGGAAGTGACGAAGGCAAAGCCGGTGACGCGCACCATTACGTCCGCGAACATTGACCGCCTGCGGGTCACCTTCGGGGTGCAGTCACTGTTGGAGACCACCTCAAAGGGCGACCGTAATCCCTCTTCTGTCCGACTGCTGATTCAGTTGCAGCGTAACGGTAACTGGGTGACGGAAAAGGATGTCACCATTAACGGCAAGACCACCTCACAGTACCTGGCGTCGGTGATTCTGGAGAATCTGCCTCCCCGTCCCTTTAACATCCGGATGGTCCGGGAGACGGCGGACAGCACCACGGACCAGCTGCAGAACAGAACGCTCTGGTCGTCATACACCGAAATCATCGATGTGAAACAGTGCTACCCGAACACGGCGATTGTGGGGCTGCAGGTGGATGCGGAGCAGTTTGGCGGTCAGCAGATGACGGTGAACTACCATATCCGCGGTCGCATCATCCAGGTGCCGTCAAACTATGACCCGGAAAAACGCACGTACAGCGGCATCTGGGACGGCAGCCTGAAACCGGCATACAGCAACAACCCGGCCTGGTGCCTGTGGGACA